AAGAAGCCCGCGTCGTGACCGATGGCTCCCCTTGCACAGATAGGCGATTGAGCCTGTGGTTAGTTTGTAAGCCGCAGCTGCGGCCGTCACGCTGTCGAACTCTACCCCGTCTGTCAGACAAACTACGCGCTTGCGGCGACGCTTGTTCATCATCTCAGTGATGCCTTTCAATTCCAAAAGTCGGCTCGGGTCCGTAATTTTCCTGCCGCGCTCAGCCCGACGCGCCTCAGCTAAACGCAAGCGGATTTCTTGAGGCATGCTGGTTTTTGACCAAACGCTGGGCTTCCCAATTTTGGCGGCGCTCATTTTTGCTTTAGACAGTTCCGAATGCTTCAGCCCAAACACCCCTCCCCCACCGGCGGTCATGTTGTATTCGGGCGATAGTGCGGCGATCATTGCCCGCTCACTGCTCAGCGCGTCGTCCCAATCGACGCACTTCTTAAGCATCACAAACTCGAAACTAACGCGTCCATATTTCCTAATGGCTTGGACGAAAACTCCGTCTGCGCCACGACTGGCTCGACAGAAATGACTTGAGCGGCGCGCGGTAATGCCTTTGCTCGTGGCCCCTACATATATTTTTCCATTGACAATATTGACTGCACAATAGACTGCGAACTTAACCGAATGGTCGATAGCCATGAAAGCAACCGGGCGCTTTCCCAGCCAATACGCGGCTGATCCGCACGATGTTTCCACCGTCAGTTACCCGCAATCCCGGCTTGAACGATGGTTGCCGTGGCCGTGCCGGTCCCGGAGTTGATCAACAATCGATACGCAGCGATCGGGAAAGTGATGTTCGAATCCGTGGCCACGGCCTTGCTGGCCAGTGCGGTCAGGTTCCATACCGTTGGGAATGTGACGGCAGGATTCGGATAAGTCCCGCTCGGATCATCGTAGGTGTATTGCAGCGAGAAGTTCACTGTCCCGGACACCACCACACCGACCCCGAGATTGACCGGCGTCATGTCGGCGGAGACGATCTGCCAAGGAGTAGCGCCTACCCCGTTGGTCCCGACCGTAATTGCACCCGCCGCAGCTGCGCTGATCGAAATGCGGGTGACTGTCTTGAACATCTGCGTCGTGACGGCGGTAGCTGCAGCACCAGCAACCGATTCCTGGATAGCCTGTCCGCCGTCACTGGTTCCGTAAACCACAAACGTGTGTCCGGTTTCATCCGCGGCGAAGGTCAGCAGGACTTGCCGCTGCGTGTCCAGAGTGGCTACGCCGCCCGACGCGCTGCCGCCGTTGATCAGCAGATTGCCCGCGCCGGCGGGCGTCTGTGAGGCGCTGATAGCCGTTGCAGACGCGGCGACGAGAACCTTTGTGAGATATTTCGGTTGCATCTCGCATGACCTCAAGAAAAAGGCTCCCGAAGGAGCCCGTGGGATTAGCTGATATCGATGTCTGGATATTTCTCGACAACCTTGCGCCGAACGCGTGCCTTCAATTCCGGGTCGCCATATTCACTCACGCGGGACAACGGCGCTCGGGCATGGTTTTTGTCGTTGACTGGATAACTTCTGTCCGGCCCCGCGAAATCTCCCTTGGGAAGATCAGAGCGGTCGCCGGCAGATAACTTAGCCATCAGGCTTCGGTGTTCTGCTTCGGCGTCGCGGCGCTTGAGAACGGCGACTTGTCGGAGCCGACCCGGCCACCGCTGGCCTTGCGGGGACGCTTGTCCATGCGAGCCTTGGCCTTCTTGCCTTCCGGCTTCTCGACTTCCTTGGCGACTTTGCCACCGAATTTCTTTTCCATGGCTTCCTTGACGACGTTCGGTTTGCCGGACCCGGCGTAGTCGTCCATCTTGCCCTTCGGCTTCAGTCCGTGACGTGCTCTCGACATGGCTCTTTGTCCCTTCTCAGCGCTCGGCTGAAGCCAGATAATAATCGACGGTCATGGTGTTGGCAGCAGCAGTCCCGTTCGCGACGGCGATGCTGACACACAGGCCAACTGTCGGCAGATTCGTCACAGCAGACGACGCGACGCGGTTGCCGTTGAAGTACACGAAAACCGAGTTCGACCCGTCATAGTGGAAGCCGGCTTCGACAAAGGTGTCATCCGCCATCGTGCCAGCAGTTGTCGTCGTGGCCGTGCTGGTCTTTTCGACAACCAGGCTCAGCGTGGTAGACGCCGCCGGTTTGGAGAAGAACACCCCATCCGTCACCGCCAGCGGCGTAGTGTCGATAACCTGCAAACCGATGATTGCGGCAGCGTTGGTCGCGTTGGACAGCTTGAACCGGCACTTGAACCACAACGCCTTGCCGGCGGTGAAGGCGAACGTGGTGTTGAGAGCCTGAATCGCGTTGAGGTCGTTATTGGCTGCTGAATTGACCAGGGCCAACCAACCACCGTTGCCGTTCGCAATCGCCTGTGTCGCGCCGGCCTGCGTTTCCGTCACCGTCCAGTCGGCGGCGGTGAACACATCGAAATCGTTAAAATAGGTGTGAGCCGAAGTCGGGTCTGGCAGGATATACGTCTGCAAGGCAGAGCCAACGGCGGCATTGGTTACCCCGTTGGGATAATTTGTGGTCGCGTAGCCTATCGTCATGGTCAGCCTCCCTTACGAGGTTGGGTTGCTGCCATACAGGGCGCGTGGCTCATTGTAGTTGTACGAGTTGCGCTGATAACCCTTGACCAACAGGTTGTCGGTCGAGAACTCCACGCTCATGTCGGTCTCGTAGGGCACGCGGTTCATGTACACGAGGCCATCTTGATTGGTCTGCAAGAACCACGCGAACTGCGAGGTCAGGTAATTCCAGACCACGTAGCCCTCGGGGATACCGCCCTGGGTGGACAGGATCGCGTTGACATCGTTGTTGCCGGTGCCGGGCCGAAGCTCGGTCTTGAGCAGGCGAATGGCGATCGGCTCCAGCTGCGGCGGCACCACCAGCTTGCGCGGCTTGGCGTTCATGCGCTGGTTGGCATTGTCGCGGAAGTTGGCGTTGATCGCGACCTGGGCATTGAGCAGTGAAGTCTCGTTGAGCGAGGCTGCCGGCGAAGCCAGATTCGAGAACGTGCCGCCGTCCACCGGGTGATCGGTCGCCAGAAGCGCCTTGCCGTCGCCGCCGTTCGCCGCCGCGTAGGTCGTTGCGGAGTTGAACACGTCGGCCGCGAAAGCCTCGTTGGTGCGGTCGAAAGCCTGGTTCAGCCCCATGATCGCCGGGCCGAACTCCGACTTGTAGAGGTTGTCGTCGATGGCCTTGCGCGTGATGGCGAACAGAACCGCCAGCTCGTTGTGGGTCTGGTTATAGGTGTAGCGCTGGCCCGAGGCGTTATCCGCCTGCGACGGCGCGCCTTCCTGCTTGAGGAAGGCCTGCGCGATGTAGCGCATGCTGGTGGACTGCTCGAGCGCCATGTTGGACTTGCGCTCTTTGAAGATTTGCTTCCGGACAGCGGGAAGCTGTTCGTACATGCCGGTGATGGCCCACTGGCCGGGCAGGAGAAGATTGCGGATGCTGGAAAGTGCGACGGGCATTGTTCATCCCCTCCGTTAAACGATGCCCAACGAGGACTGACGGTCCCAGTTGTTCGGTTGAAGGATGACGCGGTTGTAGGCCGACGCGTTGTCTGTGCCGTCCGTACCCGGAGGGGCGGTCTGCGAGAGAAGGCCGACGATGCGGAATGGAAGCGTGTTGGTGGTCGAGATGGTCGATTGACCAACCGACATGGTGGACATCTGCGTGGTCGCGTTCGGCGTGCCGGTTACGAACTGAATGTTCGCGCCGATGTCAGCGAAGGCAATCGCGGTATTGTCGGACTGGGCAACGAAGGTTGCCTGCGGATCGGTGCAGACCAGCGCAGAGATATCGCTTCCCGCGCCCGAGCCGGCCCAATAGTTCTGGAACACTACCCGTCCGATTGCGGTGGACAGGTAGGAACAGCCGTAGAAAATGCCGTAAACCGACACTGCGCCTGCGGTGGCCTTGGTGATGTAACCGCCCGCGGTTCGCGAGACCGGATCGCCGTAGCCGAGCGCCGCCGTATCGCCGCTGGAAACCAGCGCCGGGGTCAGGCCCTCGGTCGGGGAGCCACCTTCAAGGCGTCCGAAATACTGAAAGCCATTGGGGGATTGAGTGTTCGCCACAACGGGTGTCCTTTTGCCAACCCGTCCCTGCGAACCTCGCGAGATGGGCGAAAAGGACAACAGCGCGTTGCCCGAGAGAAACTGTGGATTAGGTAGCTACTACGGTTTTGTCGAGTTGTAACCTTTTGGTTGCCGGACGACCGGCAGAACGCGGCTCTATGCCCCTACGGCGGGCAAGGATAGACGGATAGGAACGGCTGCATCCGAACTCGGCGGCGATGGACTCGCGCTTCTCGCCCGCGCCCATGGCTTCCGTAATGGCATCGCGCTCCCAGTCCAGAAGTCGTCGCATTATGCCACGACTACCAACGACACTATTGGACCGACTGACCAAACTGGAGGATATTTGCGTCGAAGCTTCCACGCCATCCAGTCTAAAACGTGCCACGAATAGGACGGGCTTTCCGAGCGCCAACAGGCCTCCGCAACAGCAATTAGAGCCCGATGCTCTTGCTCAAATTCGGGAGCCATTCAGCACCTCAATCCGTGGGTATGTCCATGGGCGGCTTCACGGTCCTGTTGAACGTCTGCTTGCTGATCGCGGTCGGATGCTGCGAATCGAATCCTGCCACGAGACCCGGGATAACCCCGTTCATGACCATGTTGCGCTGGGCTTCCATGGCACCGTCCCGGGCCTGACGTTCTTCCTGTTTGGCCTCCTCGGTCAATTCCATCGGACGATGCATCAACACCAGGCCTTCGTAATTGATCTCGCCGGCATGGCCCTTGCGGGTGAACATGCCGTCAAATACGCCGCCGAACATATCCGGCGTAACCGGCTCCCATGCGTTGATCTCGAATGCCATGCGGTTCTGCGGCGCGGCCTGACCCAGCACGGAATCCGTGACCCACTGCAGATCGGACCCGTACTGCTGTTCGACCATCTCCTTAATGGACCTGTCGATATCCAGCAATGAGCGTTGGGCGGCCTGTTTCCGGAGGCGGGTTTTCTTGTTTGTGGTCGGGACCGCCTCAACGGCGGCTTCCCGGATCGGCGTGGCTCTTTGTGGTGCGCGTGGCATATGGTGCTCCTTCAGCGGTATTTATCAGGATCGGCCTTGCGGGCCGTTTCGAAATTGGCGACTTGCCGGGCGTATTCGATTTCGGATACGCCCATGCTCTTGGCGATCTCGCGCTGTTCCGGGGAAAGCGTGATGCGATTGCCCTGCACCTTCCCGTCATTGCCACGCTCATTCCGGCTTGGAGGTGCCTGCACGTCAATGCTCCCGTTGTTGTTCTCGTCTCGTTGTTCTGATTTGGCGTAGCCCATGAAGTCCTCGAGGAATGAAAGATATTCCGGCGTTCCGCGAACCAGCCCCTTCTTGATCGCGCGCTCGTATCCTACGCCAAGTTCGTTATTGCGGCGCTGGTCCATTACGGCGTCGGGATGGGCTTTGAGCCAAACCTTCTCGGCAGGAAGCAGATTGGGATTGGTGTCGATCGCAGCCATCGGATCGGGTGCTTGCTGGCGGGTCTGCTCCTGACGTGGCTCCGGAGTTTTTACCCGCTCTGCGATTTCCGCCGCGCCGGATTCGAGACTGACAACCTGCGCTGATGCCCGACCAATCCGGGTCTGCGCCTTCGCCATGGCCTTGAAGTCGCCAGCTTCGCCAGCCCGCTCAAGTTCTGCCTCAGCAGCGGCAAGTTCGTTCTGAGCCGCCGCAAGGCCGCCCGTGATGATATCGCCCTCCAGCGATTGGCTGCGCGTGGTGGCTTCCTGCGCCAGCCTGCGGGCTTCTGCGGCATCGCGCTCGGCCTTGTCAGCGCGATCGCGTTCGGTTTGCTGCGCGGCTTGTGCGGCTTCCAACTGCTGTTGCAAAAGCTTCGCATCCGGATCGGATGGTTCGACTCGCGATGTCTTGCCGGTTTTGTTTTCCTGCTCCGGCGGATCGTTGGCAATCACGCCACCCGGCAGTTCAACCAAAATCGGTTGATCCAGCGGGATCAGGGCGATTTCTTCGTCCGTTTTCAGTGCGCGCAGTTGCGGCATGCGATGCTCCCTCAAATCTTCTCGTGAGTTATCAGGTTCGGATCGGCCACCACCATGTCGATAAGCGTGTCCTCCACGAACCGGCAATCCAGTCCCTTGATCTGGCAGCGCTTGGCATCCCCGGCCCGGAATACGACCCACTCCCCCTCCTCCGCATTCTCGCCGCGGAAATTGATCTTGTTGTCCGGGTCGTCCTTGAAGGCCTGCGGGCCCTTCTTCAGCACAAGCCCAACCGTTCCTTGGTAGACGCTTTCCTTCAGCGTTTCCTTCGACAGGAACAGACTTCCCTTGTAGCTGGGCTCGATGTAGATGCCAACGAGGACGCGGTTGCCCATCACTCGGGTTGTGGAGAGGTCACCAACCAGTTCTTTCATGGTGGCCCGCTGGTCCTTGGAGTCGGCCAGCATTTCGATCTTGGATTTCTTCGCTCCGAACGCATTAAGATCGGTCGCGGTCGGAATTACAAGCTTCGCGACTTCGGCGGATTGTTTCTTCGCGGGCATTCCTATTCCTTCATCAATTCATCAAGGGTTTCGGTCAGAAGCGTTTTGCAATCGGCAAGGGCTTTGCGGTAGCCGGCGCTGCGCTGATACTGACCCCAGTCCGTCAGGTTGCCGCCGGACATGATCTCAATCGCACGCGCGTCCTCGGCGTCGATCTTTTCGTTGACGCGCTCAACCAGTTTGGATTCGAGGATCACTGCAACCGCCAATTCGCGATCTTGTTGCGAAACCAAACGCGCATTTGCCAGAAGTGAAGAACGAAGAACTCCTTGATCGTCCGCTCGCGTTTTGCGGTCGCCTGAAGATTGATGCATCGCCCGTTAACAGAAGGCGGAATTTCCGTAGTTGCTGTGAACTCCACCACAGAAAGCAACTGCGCATCCGCCTTGTTTTGCTCAAAGACCTTGGCCCGATCAGTCAGAAACTCTGGGCGCTCTACCAGAGCCAAGCCACCTTGCTCAAGCCACTTGGCATCCGTACTGCGAATGCTTGGGTGACGCTCGACCGGTACGCGTCGCCAACCATTCTCTTCGAACTTGGCAATCTGCCCCAATGTCTTGTCACCCATCACCGAAACGGTGACGAGCTGATAATCAATCCCTTTCGGGATATCTTGCGGGGGTATGTTCATCCCAACCTCAGCTACTTCTTCTTCGCGTTGCCGCCGTACTCCTTGACCTTCTCGAGCCGGCCAACCCCCGACGCCGCGCCAGCATCCATCTCGGGATAGGACTGGACGCGCCCGCCGCTGGCGTAGCCAGACTTGTTGCCCATCTGGCGGCGCATCAGTTCGGTGCGCTTCTGGCTTTCGCCCGTGTGTTTGATCGATTTCATGGGTTGCTATCCTTTGGCGGGTTGATCTTGCTGGGCTTGGAATAGGCCTCCGGCTTGCCCATCGTGGTTGCCATCGGCACAGACCCGCGCGGCTCGCCCTTCTTGTACAGGTCGAGTTCCGAAACGGATGGATCGACCTTTTGAGTTTTGTCGCTCATGCCACTTCCTTCCGAATAATTGCAAATTGCACGTCGGATGCGCCAAGAAGGACAGGTACGCGCATTCCAGTGCGCGCTACGGCCGCAGCAACGGTTTTTTGAATGAACGTGCATTGCTCCGTTGAGTACTTAGGCGGGACCTTGACCACCAAAATGTCGCCGTCCTGTAGTTCCAACTTCTGAACTTCGACCTGATTGATCGTAATCTCGCTCATCGTTTCTCTTCCTGTCTCATGGACTTGAACGCGCCCTTGATGTGCTTGTGGAAATACTTGCCGACACTCTCGGCTGTGATCAGCTTTTGATGCTGGTCTGCCGATACGCCTTCAAAATGATACGTGCCGCCGCTTTTGAATTTGATCTTCAGCAGTTGATGCGCCGGTTCGTATCCCACGGAATCTATCGTGGACGATTTCTCGACTGGCTTCATTATTCGGCGGCTTCGCTCGCGGGAGGAGCGAGATTGGCCGCGTGTTCCGCCATATCCTTGGCGCGCTCATGACCCAACTCGCCTTGACGGCTTTGGTGGGCCTGCGTGACCTCGAGCTTGTCCATTTCGTGAACCTGTCCGTGAGCCTTGGCGACGGTCTCGCCCAGTATCTTCATGGAGAGGGCGCGCTGGGCCTCGTCGGCATTGCTGGCGTGGATTGCAATCGTGCCAGCTAACCGCAGCCGTTCGGTGCCCTGCTCTACTTCGGCAATGCGAAGATCGTTGGCGCGCTCCTCACGATTGTTGGTTAGTTCCATTTCCTTGATGCGAAGCGCGTTCTGATCGCTATTCGCCTTCGTTGTCGCGTCGAGTTGCGCTTTCTCGTTCTTGTGCTGAACATCGGCCATCTTCGCAGGATCGACCGGAGGAGCCTGAGGTGGCGGCGCATCGCCGGGGATCATTGTCTCCTCAACGCCTGTGATTTCCATGTCCGTCGAGTATTTCAAAATCGCCTTTTTGAGATTGAACAGCGCGGGAGCCTTGTCCACGATTCCCTTGTAGGCTTCCGCCTTGGCCTGCCGGTGCAGACGAGTCGGATTGTTCGGGTCGGACACCGGTACGAGGTCGTAATCCTCTAGCGCTGCGATGAACTGGTCCTTCTGCCATTGCATCGTGGGACGCTTGTTGAACCGCCAGAACGCCTCCGGATCATCTATGAAGCGCTCTTTCAGAAGGGCGAACTCGCGGGCCTGTGCGTTATGCAGGCGCTTGTTGACCGCGCCTATCGGCTTGGAAGCCTGTTCAATCAGAGCAAGCGTAGTCCCGACCGGCGCATCCGCGCGGCCTTCCGCGGTCGGTTGATTTGCCGTTCCCCCGAGGCGCTGGCCCAACTCCTCCACATGAGAGACGAACTGCACGAACCCTGCGTCCGGGTTTTTGTACGGCAGCGCCATCACGGCTTGGCGAATATCGTTTACATTCGCGTCCAGCCCAACGCCGGTACCAGGTGCGACACGGAATTGATTGGTTAATTGCCGCCCCGCCCCCTTCAGGTACAGGAAGCCCGGAAAGTTCGCGAACATGCCGGCATCGATGAACTCGCGCCACAGCGCAGTCAGCGCCTTGGTGGTATTGCCGAGTAGATGCAGCAATCCAATGCAATAGAACCCGAACGCGCGCATGTACGGGAAATCGACGAAATACTCTTTCGCCAGACATTCCTTGTCATCCTCTTTCCAATTGCGCCTGATCTCCAATACCTTTTGCGATTCCTTCTCAATCGTGACCTTGTACGGGAGCGGCAATTCCTTGCCCTTGAATTGAGCCGGGGCAAATTCGTCCAATGACAATTCGCAATAGCATTCGAACAATTCGTGATCGGCATCGCGGGGATCGCTGACCTGAGGTTGTACGCCGGCAATGTCGGCCTTGGCCGTATCAATTGCATTGGGCGATTCTGCTGCCGCCGTAGGCTGGCCGATCGGAACGTCCCGATACACCTTGAGCAATTGCATGCGCTTCAAGGTGGACGGGCGCATTTTGATGCGATGCGTGATCCGGCCTGCGTTGCTGAGGTCGGTCAGCGCATTCGAGACGATGAAGTCCTCGATATCGACCGATTCCGATACCGGCCTGCGCCGCAATGGGCAATTGTAAACCTTCTTGATGCCGAGCCCGCCAAACCCGACCTTGAACAGCATTTGATCGGTATCGGGGACGTATTCCTTTGCCGTCGCGGTCAGGTAGTGGTTGAAGTCCTTTTCCAGCGCGTTGGCGAGTTCGTCGCGGGGGTGTTCGATTGGCTCTGGCGGGGCGAGTGGCAGCGCTTGCATAGGTGCTGCGGGCATTCCACCCGCCTGTCCGCTATCAGCCACGGCTGGCATTGGTGAAGCAGGCAGCACCCCAGCGCTGGCGGGAGGTGGAGCACCAGCGCCGGGAGCGCCTAGACCGGGCTGTGTGGATGAGGCAGCAGGCTCCGGTGAAGGTGCTGTAAACGGATTGGGAGCATCAAGCGGAGGCCCGCCGTTATGCCCCATCATGCCCTGCGGCTTTTGCGGGCGGTCGTCCCTGACCTTTACCGGGCCAGCGGCGGGCAGCAACTCGCCCATCGCGTTAGCCTGGAATAGCTGACACGCCTCCAACAAGAGCGGATGCCGAACGGTGGACATACCTTCCAGAGGGGCGGATGACGATGCGGTCGAAGCATTGTTGCTTTCGATCACCAAGCCGAGCAGCTTCATGCCCTCGGCGATCATATCGAGATGTTCGGAACGGGATTGGTTGTCCCGGTCGATTCCTTCCAGAAGATCTGAAGCGATGCGGCTTAGTTCCGCCTCCTCCATATCCTCGGCAAGATTGGCGTTAAACTTGTCGGACTTTGGACCGGAGCGGGTTTTACCGCCGCTCAGGTCTATCTCTACCGCGCCGCCGGGCAGTTCGGTTTTCTTTGCGCCATCCTCGAATGAGATTTCATCGCCGGGCTGGCTGAGCTCTATGTCGATCGGCGGAAGGCGCGCTTCCTCATCGTCCGGCTTTGGATACTGCAGGACGTTGGAGAGCGGGGTGACGGGCATTACGGAAGATCAGGACGAAGGTATGCCGCAGTCGCCATCATGATCGAGCGATAGCTATCCGAAGTCAGAGGCGGAATACGCCGTAGAATGGTGTTGTAACTAACGGTCGATAGTGCGTGGATCATCGTATCACTCATCACTGCACCTGTTGCGCTATGCCGGGAGCATTGCGCTTCTTGCGCGGCTTCCCGAGTGGCCACCCTCCGCGCCTTGGCTTAGGAGCCTCCCCATTGGAGTGCACCGGAGCCGGCGCATCGGATTGATCTGCCTCTTTCACCGCTTCCTTGGCCACCGGAGGCACGCTGAGATGCCATGCGGACACCAGCGCTTTCATCCGGTCGAGATGCTGATGGAACGCGGCCACCTGTTCTGGTGTGACCTGCGTATTCGCCTGCAGAAACTCGACGGCGCGGTTGAGGTTGTGCCCGAGCATCGCCCGCCATTCGGACGAATCGAGGGAAAGGGTTGCGGGTTTCTCGGTCATCAAAACAGCCTCCCGTGCGACATGCCCGGAAACAGCCTGATCAGGAATAGCAGCGCGACCAACGCCAGTATCACCCACAAAATCTGAATGACCTTGGCCGGGATGGGTAGGCCCAACACGTCGCGCAGCACCCAGATCACAAGATAGATCACGATGGCGACGACGCAGATGTAGATCAGGAACGTGATGATTGATTCGAGCATTCGATTAATCCTCAGGTATCGTACAATGGACGAGAAACCGGCCTTAACTCCGCCGCCTCGCGATGTTCTGCCGCCGCTTCAAAGTTATGCGAGATAAGACCCTGCGCCCGCATCCACTTCATGGCCTGCGTGGTGGAGTCCACCAAATCCTTGTATTTGCTTTTCGGGAAGGTCTCGGCTTGGGCGATCACCTTCTCTGCCCAGTCCTCATCCGGGGCAAACACGAGACCAGCAGCGAACGTCGGTTCGACCGCATGCGCCCGCGCTACCTTGTCGCCCACCACCGGACACAACTCGACTGACCAGCCATCCTCGCGATAGAGCCGCTGCATTTCCTGGGCGACGCTGATCCCGGATGCCTTGGCTTCGATCAAAAGCTTGTCCACCCTGAACCTGCGGCAGGAATAGGCAATCCACTCTACGAGGCCCCAGGTCGGCATAGAGCGGATATCGAACGCCTTCTTGGTCTCGCCGGGTTTCTTTTCGAGCGGCTGGCCGTGCAACTCGCAATGTTTGGCCCATGCCCACATCAGCATGACGCGGGGCTGATCGTTCCTGTCCCGAAATACACCCCAGACCGTAAAGCCGGTCGGGTCGTTCTCTTCCTTTTCCGTGTAGGCCGTGTCAGCGCTCGCCAGCACAAATTCGAAGGCCGGGTATTTATCTTCTTCCCATAGCTGCCAATAGTCGCGCTTGAGGATCGAACCGCCGCGAGGAATTGGCGACTGCTGCATTTGCCCAGCCGTCGCAGTCGGACCCATGATCTTCTCGTCTCGGTCAACAACCCATTCAGGGAACCGCTCGGGAAACAGCAGTTCCCCCTCCTCGGTTCGCGGGTCCTCAAATCCTATCGAAGTGCTGCACTTGCGCTGCGGATCAAACCGCATGGGCAGACAAAGATGTTCGTAACCGTAATCCCCGGACAGGATAACGCCGCTCGTATCGTCCTCATGCAGGCGCTGCATAATAACAACGATCGCGGAGCTGTCCGGATTGTTTAACCGGGTCGGCAACGCTTCCCGAAACGTCAGGTTAATACCTTCCCGCGTCTTGTCGGACAGGGCGTCATCAACCGACATCGGATCATCAAGGATCACAAAATCGGCACGGACGCCGGTCATTGAAGTAAACGGGCACCCTTCCCTAAAGCCCGTCGCGGTGTTCTCAAACTTGGTCTTGGCGTTCTGGTCACCGGTCAGCTTGACCTCGTTGCCCCAAAGCCTCTGGTACCACTCGGATTCGATCAGGCGTCTACACTTGAGCGTGTCGCGGGTCGAATTTCGCTCGTTGTGCGAGGTCGCAAGAAACCGCTTATGCGGCATTTTCTTCGGGCCCCAAACCCACGCTGGCCAGAATACCGTGGCCATCATGGATTTCATCGTGCCCGGTGGTTCGTTCTCCAGGAGCCGGGTTATTTCCCCATCGGTGACAGCTTCGAGATGTTGGCAGCCAGCATCGATATGCCAGCCATGTGTGTAAGGCTGGCCCGGCTCCAGAACATGCCATGCATGCCTAATGAAGGCCGCTAGACTTTCCTCGCACTCCCGCTTGATGATCCGGCGCTGCTTCTCGGCTATGGCCTCCGCCAAGAGCTGCTTTCTCTCGCGCGATGAAATCATCAAGTTCATGCTCATCCATCCGCGAGAACTCGCCGGGCTTGCCGGTTTCCTTCTTGTCCACGATCAGGCCATGAAGTTTTGCGGCATCCATGGCCGCTTGCCGAGCAACGGAAAGGCCAGAGGCATCCTTAAGTGCTTCGCCCGCATCCGATATTCGGATAAGCCGCTCGGTGATGCTGGCGATCGTCACCTCGGCCCGGAGAGCGCCGCGTTCCATAATCTCAGCGACCCGCGCCTTAACCTTGTCATTACTTGTCAGACGGGAGGCATTGGGTTCGCTGGCGACATAGCCCGCTATTTCGTAAGCCTCAGCTTGAGTTTTTCCCTTTGCCAGCTCTTGTGCGAACCGCTCGTGCTTTGGATTGGAGAGGACGGGCATTAGGCGGCTTTTGGATAGCAGCGAACGAGTTCTTTGCCCTCAAGTCGCGCCGTTACCGGCCTGTCTGAGATCAACAGACGAGAATAGACGGAAAACCAACCCCGCTCATCCTTTTCAAGGGTGGGCAGTGCCCGCCAATAAAGCGTCCCGTTCTTGCCTTTTGCATAGACTCTAACCGCCTCCAGCCAGCGGTCTACGGCCTCATCTTGCGAGGCGAAAACGGCAATGGCTGCCGCTTCCGTTTTTCGGCCGCCTGAGGTGATTGTAACGTACTCCTCCCACGTCTGGGACACGGCCGACCAAATGCCGGTTCTGACGTTACCGACTTCGGATTCAAACTCGATGATCGCAGCATTCAGATTCATTCCGCCGCTTCCTTCATCGCATACATATCGCTGTAACGCCCCGTAAACGGGTAAATGCCGAGGTGCGTCACTTGATGGTTGATGACGGCATAGACCTTGCCGCCTGCCTGTCTGTAGCGATGGCAGAACGAGAAATCCTCGGAGAGATATCGTCCCTCCTCGTTGGTCAGCTTGTCGAATCCCTTGATAATGCGTTTTGCGCCTTGAGGCTCCAGCAATCCGGCTAAGGCAGTCTTGGTCAGATCGGTTTCGATCTCCACCTTGCCAAAGGCGATCATTGCCTCGATTGCGTCCCGGCGAATGAGCATGACGCCTGCGCCGATGTATTCCAGCTCAAGCAGATTGTCCTCTGGTACGGCCGGCGGCGTCAGCGGTGATCCTACCCAGGATAGCGGCAAGCGCTTCTTTGGGTAAATGCAGCCCACCAACGGCTTGTCCGCCAGCAACATATCCCCAACCAATTGGGGCTCGAATTGCATATCCGCATCGACCAACAGCAAATGCGTGGCGTCGGACCGGTCGAACCATAACGTCAGGAAGATATTACGAAGGTCGATTAAATCCGGAAATGAAACCGCATTGCAGCCGCCGAATATCTGCCGATCGGCTAATTCCTTGGTCAGGGCAATCAGGCTTACGGCTGTCTGCGAGTTCATTTGGTGGCCGAAGGCCGGAACGCAGATCAGGATTTTCACCGGATGATCTGCACCGTTTGATAGTCGCGCACCGCATCCATTTCGCGGTTAAAGCGCCTTTCCATAGCGCGTTGGCAGGAAATGCAGCGCGTGCATTTGAGGATATCACCAGCCAAGGCCTGCAATCTCGCAGCCTCAATCGGCTCGTCACATTCCTTGCACAAAACGGGCTTGGGCAATTTCTTGCCGCGCTTCACGCGCCCGTGGAATAATTTAACGACATCGCCCATAGCGATTTCCCACGAAAAAGTCGCCCATCGAGTTTCCCCGGGGCGGCGCAAATCATCTTCTGCTTTTATGGAGCTTGAGCCCGGGGGTTGTCAAGAGACGACCGCCACTTAATCACGGGGCATTGTCAAGGGTTACGAAGCCCATTTACCGACGTGACAGTTCGCGAGAGCCGATCAGAGTATTTTGTCGAGAGCAGTCAAAATCGATGCCCACTTCTCACGGTCGTCGTATTCGGATGTCACGTCGCCGCCAGCGGTCGTGTACTGAATTGTATATTTTACCTGCCGCTCCTGTACCCACGACTGCACTGCAAAGATCGGTCGCTGCAAATGCACGTGCAATATTCCGCCGAAGCGAATTTTGATGCTCTCGTAGCTGACGACCACTTCAGGGGTCATGACTTCTCTCTCGGATATTCGGGAGGTACCCGATCAGGCGAAGCGTATGGATCTCGCGGGTTGTCAAACGGCGGATGTTCCTTGGCCTCTTGGTTCAAGGACTTTCCGGTGCCGTTGCATCTCTCGCATCCGCCGCCATCGGGTTGCTGCACGCCGTCTCCAGCGCACGCTTCGCAATTGCCGAGCGGATTGCCGCCGGGCTGCAAACATGCGCAGGCACCCCGCGCGACCTTGGCGATGTGAGGCAGGCTGTTGACGGTCCCGCTGCCTTCGGCGATGTCAGCAATCGTTAGAAGGGCCTGCCCTTGCTTTCGACAGATGTCGCAAGTTTCGCCGGGCTTGAGGTGGCACTCCCCGCAGGGAGGCTTGTTTGCCGCCGCTTCAATCGCTTCGGCGATCTGGACGGCGACGTAAGTTAACGCGGCCGGTGTCGCTGGACGGCTTTCAAGATATTCCGACAAGAACAATTGCCACTCTTCGGCATTTGAGCCGGCGGGACGCTTCTGTGTCCGATCCCAAACGACCTTTGAGGGATTAGGATCGAATGTCTTTAGCGCCCGCGCTTCCTTGTCCCATTGGAGCGCACTGCGGCCGTCGCGGCGCGGTGCCGTAAGTTCCACGCGCTGCTTTGGTGCTTCGGTCATGTGCTTTCCTTTACCTCTGTGCCCGCATTGTCAGTCCATGAGCGGACCAAAACCTTGCCGCAATCGCAGCATATCGTGGCATCAAAATCCGGCTCGCCTTGCCTCTGCCGAACAAGCGGGACGGCGATAGTTTTGCCCATGTGCGGGCACCACCATTGTTCAAGCCAGCGCATCATGTCGCACCTCCGCATTATCCCTATTCACCCGCCGCTTCCATTTCATCCTCTTCGCGGTTGATCCGATCGACATATTCCCGGTCAACGAAAACGGTCTCCGAAGGGCCACCATTGACGACTGTCGCTCCCGCAGGATCGTCGTTCCCTTTGAGACTAGGCGTCGTCCACCAATAGCTAGAACCGTGCAGCGGGGCGCTGGTGATGCGCCAGATCGGCGCAGTGGTGTTTTTGTTTGCTGGATTGATGCCGGGCGTGTGGTGAAGCTTCACGCTCGCTTCGACAAAGCGCGCGACGTGATCTTTGTGCATGATGTATTCGTTCGATGCGCCGTAGCAAAAATCCATGCGCACCTGACGGAAGTCCGCGATGTCTCCGGTGACGGGCTCGCCATACAGCCAACTCATGCTTTGCTCATCTCTCAATTTCTGTAGTCGTCGTCCTTGCAATTTATCGTGTACATGATAAAAGTCAATACCATGTACACGATAAAGGTGGAATTTGACCGAAATTCATGTACGCGATATTCCCCGCAAGATGGGGCGCAAAAAACTATGGGCCGAGAACGTCAACCTTACCCTTCCAGAGGGCGCTAAGGCGCGCATGGACGCGGCACTTGAGGAGGGCGAGGATCGGCTAGATTTAATCCGAGAAGCAATTGAGACCGAGCTGAAGCGCCGCGAGCGGATCAAGAAGCGTCATCTTTCACCCCGATAAACCCTATCCCTCGTCGCATGCGCCACACTTGATGATTGCGGAACGGATTCAACATCCGTCACCGTTGCCCGTTCTGATACATGGCTGCGCATGCGATTGCCCTCCCCTCTATTTTCAGGAAACCACCTGTCCGCCATTTGGGAAAGGCCTTCCCGAAGCCGGCGGCCACAATCTTCTCGCGCCGATCTATTGGCCGGTGAATAAAGCTGATCCGTTGCCTGTTCTATCGTCATGCCGAGCGCGCACACGCGATGAACGACGGCGTAGTCCTTGGGGTATAGATATTTTTTTACCGAGCTGACGGCTTCGCTGGCCAGCATGTAATGGGGTGCAGGCGGTTGTCCCGGCAACGAGCCGCCACGAGGCCGATCAAAGTCCATTGACCCTCCCATGGCTCCATGAATCGCTGCCCAGCATGTGCGGTAATGGTCGGCAGCCTGGTATTCCCGCTCTCCCAATTGCTTGCGCTTTCGCATCACTTCGATGGTATCGACCACGCGCTGCACGATCTCGACGTGACCTTCCAGCCTGGGATGGGCAACCTTGGCGGTTTCCATCTTTGGAATTGCGCTGGGCTTGACCTCAATTGGAGGCCGTCGAACCTTTGGTGATGCCATTGCTGTTGCCTCGAGCATTTAATACCGCCCTCTAATTGGAATTTGCCGAGCTATTCAGTCGTCCCACGTTCTCTGCCCCTGCTATGGAATGGAAGTTGATGGGTGTTTAGGCGGCGTCTCGTTTTTCTCGTTGCGCTTCAACAAGTTTTTGCGGATCAAGCCCTCTATCCGCCAATTCTCGCCATAGGTCGTTCATAAATCTGACGTGATCCGCACCAGGCTTCGGCTCAAAGCCAAGCTTATCGAGCGTGTCCCTCAATTGACTGTTGTGATCCCACGTCGTTTCCGACGTGATTTCGATCAATGTACGGATCATGTTCCCGCCCTCTCCCTTTCTGCGGCTTCCACGCCCGCAAAGGTCGCAAGGATGATCGGCTGTGTCTGCCGTATCACGGCTCGCTTGAGCCGGGCGGCCATGTGTTCGCGCTGGAACAGCTTGTAGCTTTCGGCCATGTCCTCAACGATCAGGTCGGCGGCTTCTTCTGCAAACCGCTTTGAAATATGCCAAATCTTATTCCCGCACTCCTCGTCGCGGTGACGGCTGTGCCCGCACTCGCACTTAACCCAACAGCCACACCCCGGCGGCTTCCCGCAGGCGGTGCACTTCCACGCCACGTTGGCAAATAAGCCGTCCATTCAACCTCCTCCGCTTTCTGATGACCGTACCGGCGTGGAAACAGGGCCGGTGGTGCGGTGAAACTAAGCCTTTTTCTTCCTGCGACGCTCGCGCCATTCCGCTATGCTTTCCAGCCACATCCATAAACAAACAACGATCCCGATTGCCACGGCGATTCCGATCAGAGCCGCCCAAAAGCTGATGAAGATCATGATCGGCCAACCCAGCAACCAGCCGATTGTCCATGCGGACGACCAGTCGAATGTTGCGCCGACAAACAGCGCATGAAGCATCGCGCCTATCCCGAGATAGATTGCGAAAATGATCAGTCTCATAGGGTTTCCGCCTCCTGGTATGTGTCGGTGGGCTGTTGCGCGGCCGTGGTGCGGCTATTGAGCAAGTTTGGATCGTTGCCGAGTTCTACCGCGCGATCGAATGTCAGGACTTTGGCGCCGTCCAAATCGCCGGATTTCAGCACAAGGTTCAAACCAGTCATTGCAGCCCGGCCGGCCTCGAGGTGCTTTGAGCAATCGACGTAAGGCCGAGCGTCAAGCACCTTCTGCACCTTGGCGATGCGCGCGCCCACGGCGTAGACCGATTCCAGCGCGATCATCCGAAGTGTCCCCGGGTCCGGCGCCCATTTGTAATCGAAGGGCTTGCCGCGCTCGTCTGTCCCGCAGTCGTGTTTAAACCAGCGCTTTACCGCGGTTTCTACGGCCCACCACGGCACATCCTCAAGAACATCCAAGTAAACCTCGCTGCGCCCCTGTTCCACAAGATCCGACTTTCTCTCGCCGGGCAGCACCGTGAGCAGCTTCGAAACCGCCGCAGCGACCTTAGTTTCCGCTTCCTCGCTGAATTCACCCGTTTCCCGCAGCCAAGAGCGTAAGCTGTCGAGATGATCGCCCATCGCCTGCCGTTGCGTCGGGTTCGGCATCAGGTTCGCCGGCAGGACCAGAATGTTGTCCTCGAAGCTCGTCCCCGCTGGATTTAGCTGCAGCTCTGTCCGCACGGCGCTGGTTAAGCGCTCTGCCCATACCGGCAATGACGGCAGAATCGCGGGTCTGCGCGGCTCCGGTAGTTTGATTGGCTCGAGGAGGGCTATTTGCGTTGACATACTGCGGTCCTTTGAGGGCGTTCGTGATCCATGGAATCGGACCGTGCACGCGGTTATCTCGAGCGCGCTGGATCGCGCTCAGCACACCCTGCGCGTCGTCGCGCATCGTTTTCAGCCATCGTCCGATGTTGCCTCGAGCGTCTTTTTCGCTGACGCCCATGCTTTTCAGGATTGGAACACCTTCGCCCCAAAGCTCGTGGCGTGAATCCGTGTAGACCGGCGCATCAGCGCCAGAAGCTTTAGCTTCTGAATCTGTTTCCTTGGTTTCAGTGTCTTCTATTTTGCGACGCTGCTGCGACGCCGCTGCGACGCCTGGTGCGTCGATATCTGCGACGCTCGGTAATGAAACGCGTTGATATTTATTGTAATTGCAGATAGTTACAACCGTGACACCTGCGTCGGTATCTACGACGATCTCTGCGGCGATTTTTCGACGTTCCAAAAATCGCCTTACGCGCGTCTCACTTCCCCACTTCCATCTCTCTTGCAGGAAGCGGGTCGAATTTGCGCACTGCCCGCGCTGGAGCGTGACAACCACAGACCCGACGCGTTTGATCCGCTCCTTAAAAGCCGCGTCCCCGATCAGCCATTGCCAAGCTTCCCGTTCCGTAAACGGTTCGTCGGCGAACCCTGGGTGATCCCAGATGCCACGATCGACAGCGAATACACCGCGCTCGCTCACGGCGCATCAACCCAGTCGTCAAAACGATCTTCTATAAATTGAAATACCTGTTCAGCGCAGCTCTCCAAATTGCGATGAATTTCAGACCCGGTAAATCGGAGTACCGGGATTCCTGAGGCTTGGATTTCCCGATCCTTTTGCCGATCTCGTGCAGCCTGCTCTTTCGTGCGCTCATGAAAATCATGACCATCGCACTCGATAAAAACCCACTTGAATCGATATTCAGGAACCCTTAGAGCGAGGTCGATCCTAAAATCCTGCCACTCATATTGAGGGACCAGGAGCCACTTTTCTGCTTTGTAATCAGGTATCTCCTTGCTGCTAGCGATGGCAATCTCATGACCCCTAGTGAAGGGATCAATCCGATCGAGCATTAGTATCGCGCCGCCAAGCGCGACCTCGATAGGGCTTTCGCAAATTCGACTAAGAACAAGGGCATCATACCGAACCATGCCGAGCAAACTGTTCTGCACGGCGGCGACAACGCGATGAACCTGTTCTTCCAGATTAAATTCGACCCTAGCCATCTACCCCACACCCCTCTCCAATTCCCGCGCCAATTCCCCAACCTGCCCGGCTAATTGCTCGGCATCGGGATCGATGGGCGGCTTGCCGAGTTCGCGGGGCTCCAAGAATCGGCGGGGTCGTGGTCCACCGAACGTGTCGCAACTTTCGTCAAGCTGGCGTGGCGATTCCGTTTCACGTGAAGCGATATGTCGCGACAGCACGGCGTTGACCGCAGCGGCTCGGCATTTCTTGCATCGGCAATTCGGGCAGGTCATGCGTCCCTCCGCAGCCATTGAATGCTCGCCGGCCCGACGCGGCCTTTCGTCCAAATCAGCCAGCAGAATTCCGGTATGCCGCCTTTGACCTTTTTACCGGTCGCTATCGTGTGACCGGGCGGCATGCTCGGTCGTGGCGTCATCAGCCATACGCGCGCCAGCGGCGTCCCGTGCAGCCAGTGAGCAGCATTCAGACGGCGTGTAGGGAAGATCATCGCTACCTTTTGAACGGCAGCGAACGACAAGGCGTGCAGTGCGAACTCGCGGACGATCTTGAACGGCGGGTTGCAGACGATGGCCGGTCCGTGCGCGCGGTGGTCTGGCGTCTGGAGAAAATTGTTGACGCCGCCGAAGTCGCGATAACCGCGGTCAACGATATCCGTGCCGACCGCTAAATATCCGGCCCTGACTGCGGCATCCACAATTCGCCCGAATCCGCAGCAAGGGTCCCAAATCGGACCATCGAATTTCTCCTCCGCAAACAGCCGCTCCGAACACCAATGCGGTTCGACGTAATGCTCGTGGACTTCACGCTGCCATGCATGCGCGTTGATCGGGGTTGTGAGGGTATCGGTCATGCGCACGGCCTCAAAGTCACCCGGTCGAATTGTTGGGCCGCTTCCGTACCTTCGCCGCTTGCACCGCTTTGGACGGCCCCCGGCGACACTGCAGGTCCGGTTGGTTCGCTGGGACTGCGGCCCGATGTCCCCTTAGATGCCGGGGCACGCAACTGTGCGGCGCCGAGCAACAGGCCCCACGCCTCCAATGTAGTCAGCGCTTGGTCGATACCCGTGGCGAGCGCAGTGAACGCGCCGGCGCGGCCGATATCGGCAAGAAATTCAAGCTGCGATTCCGTCGCGCGGCCACCGTCGGCTTTCAGTTCAAGCGCGAACACAGCGCCCTTGTGAACCGCGATGATGTCTGACACGCCGGCGCGCACGCCGAGGCCCTTAAAGATCGCGGCTTCGATAGGCTTGCGCTTCCCGCCGTTCGGGGTGTGCCAGGCGACAAGGCCCGGCACGCCGCGCGAACGGATGTGCTGAAAGACGGCCCGCTGGATTTGATCCTCGGGCCGCGCGCTGGTGCGGCGTCGGGGCATCAGGCGGCCTTGGTCGTAACGTCCTCGATATCGGCTTGCTCATGATCGCCCCCGCCTCGCGCCCATTCCGGCACCGGGTGGCCAAGCTCGTTGGTGGATTTGATCGGCATGATAACGCCGAACACCGCGCCCTGGCCCGGATACCAGACCAGCGCCGGAGCTTCCTCGCCATTGTGCGCGACGAATGGGCTTGGCAGGTCGAGCGCGACCGCGAATTTTCTGAAGCTGGCGAGATAATCCAAATTGTACTGGCCCAGCTTGCCGGTGACCGCAGCCTGCGGCACCGTCTTGCGCCAGTTCGGATAGACGCCATCGATCGGCAGAAAGGTCACGTCGCAGAAATCATGCGCGATGGTAAGGCGACCCGTCCCGAAAATCTTGGCTTCACCGCTGTCCTCTTTGTCGAGTTTGTGAGGCTTGCAATGCGCCGTCGGGATGATGAATTTTCCGATCAGCAGATTGTCCGGCGATTCCGGGTCCAGCTTCTCGTCGCGATAGGCGATAAGCCGGTGACCGTCGGTTCCGATGTAGGTCACGGCGCGAGGTTCAATTTCCAAGCAGACGCCGTTGATGTAATATCGGGCCTCGTCTTTCGAGGCGAAAGCAACCGCAGCCGCCAGAATGCGTAGGTTGATTGTCGATGTCTGCAGGCCGTCAGCTTTTGGTTCCGTCACGCTCGCCTCCCATGAAAACGAAAAATCCGGCCCGCGGAATGCGAGTCGGCGAACGCAACACAACAAACGCAACTGTGGAAAACTCGGACAACGGGGACGGCGACATGTGGAAAACCGAATTGGCTTCCCGTCACCTTGACGCTCTCGCTACACTGCTACAGTGCGAGAAATGCCCGTTCGCCAACGCTTACTTTACAATCGGATCGCGGCGGATTCAGTTGTTTCAAGATTTGAAATAACTGCCCGTCATGATCCGTACGCACTCACGCTTACGCTTACGAAATTCAAATCGCCTTTGCGTCCGCTGCGAATTGCGTATCGCTTTCGACGCGCTCAAATTGGCAATCTTTCAAGAACTCGGCGGCGTCGGCGTAGCCTTCCGGAACGAAAATGGTGACGATAGGCCTTCGCTGCAGAGCCGGGTTCGCTTCTTTGGCGATCCGCGACGCCTGATCGCGCACTACCTCTGCATACGGACATCCTGGTTCGGCGCAGTACCCGCGACGCTGTTGATCTTGGCAGATGCAGCCACGAGGTTCGTCATTCATTCGAAATTCCTCCGGACTTCATGCGAGCCTGCGTCAAACGGGCGCTGCCCTTCGGACGCCGGCCTGCGATCCAGCAAGGCGATCCCCCCCCCCGAACCGTCCGCGAATTTCAGCAGCGCTGCGGGCTCCTTCGCAGGCAGAAAGCGGTTCGGAAATTTGATGACTTGGGCCTTCATCGCGCTTTCACCTTCACGTTCCGCAT